ATTGCCATTGAACCTACCTGTATGCAATATATGCAACAGGCGGTTCTTGGCTTGATTCTTGACCGGCTAAAAGAGGATGACTTCCTCTCGTCGGTTATCGGAATATCTGATCAGGACCCTAACAGGTCTATGGCCAGAGAAGGGTCCCTTACTGGGGACCTTGCTACACTCGATTTGAGTGAAGCTTCCGATCGTGTCTCGAATCAGCATGTACTCGACCTTTTCGCTGGACATCCTCTTTTGTCTGAGGCTGTTCAAGCGACTAGATCGACGAACGCTGACGTACCTGGTCACGGCGTCATGCCGTTGGCCAAGTTTGCGTCTATGGGTTCAGCTCTCTGCTTTCCCGTTGAGGCGATGGTATTCCTTACCGTCATCTTTCTCGGGATAGAAAGGGAGCTTAGCGCTCCACTTTCTTGCGTTGCGGATCTTCATCCGTTTCGCAAGCAGGTGCGTGTCTTTGGTGACGACTTGATTGTCCCCAGAGACTATGTGCTGTCCGTCGTTGATGAACTTATGGCCTTTGGCCATAAAGTTAACATCAGCAAGTCTTTCTGGACCGGAAGGTACAGAGAATCTTGCGGACGAGAGTATTACGATGGCCATGACGTTTCAATCGTCAAGGTCAGACGTGTACTCCCGACGCGACGGCAGGATGCGGCTGGTGTAATCGCATCAGTTGCCCTCCGGAACCAGTTTTACTGGGCCGGTTTGTGGCAGTCTGCTGCATGGATGGATGATTTCATTAGGAATGTCTTAAGACATTTTCCTAATGTCGCGCCATCCTCGCCAGTGTTGGGCAGGGAGTCAGCTCTTGGATATGAATTCCAAAAGCTGGATCCATACACGCACAGCCCTCTTGTCAAGGGCTACTACGTGCATGCCGAACCTCCTCGAGATCATCTCGAGGGGAGCGGTGCCCTACTCAAGTGTCTCTTGAGGCTAGGTCAGCCTTTGAGGAGTCTATATGACTTCTCAGAGGATGCTTCGCCCCAATTCGACGTTGCGAGCGTCGATGGTGAGCACTTGGAGCGTTCTGGACGCCCCGAGCACGTCAACATCAAGCTCGGAAGGAGGTCGCCCTTTTAGGGGGCGGCCGGCGGTGTAGAAACCGCCGCAGGAGATCGAAGTTGATCTCTCCTGTGTCCTCGGACCATCCTTCAGGATAGTCCTAGGAGCATGGTGACACCCT